AATTTTTAAATAGGTCTTCAACGGATTCCTCCTTTTTCATTCTTGCCTCCTTAAGACGCGCCCTCAAAATGGGTAATGTACCAGTCTCCTCTAAACCAAGACGCTTACATTCATTGATGAGTTCATCCTTCTTCATACCACTGAGGGATGGCAACTTCGGAGGCTTCTTGGGTTTATGTTGGTCAATAATCTCACCGAAGATCTCCTCTTTCACGTTGTCATAGAGAGGATCCAAAAGGTCACACACAGGGTTAAGGAACTTGTTCAGGAAATAGTAGTGATAGTCCACTGGTACCCCATTCTCCTCTACATACTTGGGATCCTCAGCCTTCTCAAATGCTTTGGCCTTGGGATCCTCCGTCTTTGTGAGAAGGTAGGGTACCCGATCTCCAGATTGTGGCTCAGACCCTGGCTTTCGTTGGCGCATCTTAGTCACCACCTGTACGTGGGACTGGTTAATATTGACACTTTCGGGGCTTGTGATAGATACAGCTTTACCACCAACCTTGTAGGAATCTGCAAGAGATTGGCTCAGTACCAGTTTGTGGTTAGGTACATCCCCAGAGAGGAGTTCAATAGCTCTCTCCTTGGCCAACTCTTTGGGTGGACCGGGGTCACTTGAAGTGAGAACTACATCTAGAAGCTCTTTACAAACCTCTCGTACGTGTGGTGTGTTGTCTCGTCTCACAAGTTGAAGACCCTTCACATCAATGTAGTCCATGTGCATTTTGTCATCCTTACCCTTTGTCCATAGCTTTGCAGCATAACGCTTTTTGGAATACAGGAAATAGGGCCAATATACCTTCTCAAGCTCCAAATTGTTTGGCTTTTTGAAGAGAGCTGAGCACTCCTCTGCAGCCCTCTCACCCACTTCCCAACTGTAAGCAATGGCTTCTTCACCCTTACGATCGCCCACATCAAACTCAACCATCACGGAGTCAGTATCGCCATATCTTACCTTTGAACCGGGGAAGTGCTTCTCAACGTAGTTCTTCGTTTCCTCAATCATTGAGCGACCTTTTGAAGTTGTCGTAGATGCAATTGGGACACAGGGAAGAATACCCTTACCAGCACCGGTAAAACCGTAGACCGAGTTCATTGAAATCTTATAGGCGAGCTGCTTTCCGTTGTAGACCTCCTTCATGAAGCCTGTAGCTGCAGCCATATCCCTCTTAGCCTGCTTTCGGAACTGCTTCAACTCTAGAAGAATGGCTGGTAAGAGACTGGGAACATCTTGGGCAAACTTGTATGTGCGATCACCAATCTTGAAAGTCTCGTAGTTAATACCAGGTACGTTACCATACTTCTTTTCATCCATCACATACGATGAATAACAGAGGTTGTGTGCCATCATGATAGATGGGTACAGAGACTCAAAATCTAGGGCTGTAATTGGTGTATAGTAAGCACCTTTTTGTGCCTCCAGTACAGTAGCACCCTCATAGGGTTCTTCCGGGATAGCTCCATAACGAATGGTTGGTACCATGAAGCCAAGTTCCCTTGCCTTCTTGGTCAACTGGGAGAAGACCTTAATTTGCTGTCCGCGTTCAACCAGGAATGGCACCGGAACCCAAGTTGCCTTTGCCATCTCAACCAAGTTTAGTAGGGTACAAAGCTTCTTCATGAGACGGTGTGGAAGAAGAGTATCCTTAATACAATACTCAGCAACTTCCCTCAGCTTAACGGGATCTTCCTCTTTGTACCGAGCAAACATCTCTTTGGGTGCCATGTCAATCTTTTGATCTCCGAGGTAGAGCTTTGATACACTGTCCAGTTTGTAACTGTCAAGTTTGTACCCCTTCTTAACTTCATGGAACAAATCAAAAATAAACCGACCACTCATCGGAAGAAGCTTCAAAAGATTATCACCTAGAGCGCTTGATGAGAGTTTCTTAATCACAAGCTCAGAATCGGTATCTTTCAGCTTTCCCAAGTTGTAAAAGTCATAGTGACACTTGTTAATCTGTGCACGTTTATAGATATACTCCATATCAAAACCGAAGATGTTCCATCCAGTAATGATGTCTACATCCTTAGCATGTAGATACTTCTGGAACGCCTCAAGCATTTCCCTCTCAGTTGCATAGCTACGAATATCACAACCCTCTAGATTTGGATCAGTTTGTTTATAACAGAGGCAAGTCTTATCATAGGGTTCATCAGAGCCAAACTTGCACAATGAGATTGCAATCTGAAAGCAAGCATCACCAGGGATGTTTGCATCAGGAAACTTACCCGTAGAACTGTTACACTCAATATCCACCGATGCCACAACAAATGGAGCAATGTCATCCCTAGCGACAGGTTTGAGAGTCGTCCAGTCATTACAGAAGAGATCAATGTCCACATTTGCGAGATGAGACCGGACACACTTTTCACCACTGTCCAACCAACCAGTAGACTGAATACCAGTACGATGCATCAAACGAAGTACGGGGTCCAGGTTGGATTCATAAACTTTGACATTCCTCACACCAAAAAGTTCAAACAATTCAGGGGTCATGTCAAGTGGTTTGCGCAAGAAGGAATCTACAAGACGACGAGCCTGGAGATCCTTAAAGTTAATTTTCATAAATGCAAACTCCTCATTGTTTTGAAATCCCCAAACATCTTTGGACTTCATCAATGAATAGGCAATAAGGGAGTCTCTACATTTATCACTGAGGATATTGTAAATTCTCTGAACCTTTTGGGAATCAATACCAGCTGGGAGTTTAATAAAAAAGTAGGGTGTGAAAGCCGTCGTGACACAGACAGACTTCCCATCCTCGGTCTTACCGAAGATGCTAATCAAGTGTTCATCTTCGCCGTCTCTAGCCTCCCATGTGAGTGCTTGAAAGACGACCATATCTGGGTTGTGTAACTAACGGCTGAAAATTTTAATATACTTTATTAGTAAAAATGTCAGCTGCTTTGATTGACCTTGTTTCTAAAGGTGCTCAGGATGTGTACATCACTGGCCAACCTCAGGTCAGTTTTTTCCGTCAAAACTATAAGCGCCATACCAACTTTTCCATGCGCCCAGAACGCCTAGATTACATAGGCACTTTCGGTGCTTCCAATGAAATCGTTGTTCCACTTCGTTCCAAGGGTGATCTCTTGAGCTATGTGTGGATTGAAGCCGAAGGTATTGCCACACCTGGTGGTAACAACTCCATGTTTGATGAATCTGCGTCCCAGCCAACCACTTTCCAACTCTGGATTGGTGGTCAAAAAGTTGCTGAACTTGACTCTCTTTTCATCCAGGGTGTTCATAGAGTGCTTTATAATACCAACGCAGCAAAGGCGGCTATGGCTTATACAATAGAGACTATACAAGCCAATTCAAAGGGTGATCACTATGTCATTCCATTCTTCTTTGGTGAAGACTGGACTAAGTGCCTTCCATTGGTGGCTCTTCAGTACCATGAAGTTGAACTTAGAATCAAACTTCAAGATCAATATTCCTCTACTGTCACTCCAAAGATCTATGCCAACTACATCTATTTGGACACCGATGAGCGTAAGTTCTTCACTGACAATGAACATGAATTGTTGATTACCCAAACTCAATATCAACCAGGTACTCAAGCCGACACCGAGTTTGATCTTACCTACTTTAACCACCCGGTGAAGGCGCTTCACTTGGTTGCGGGTGATAGAGGTGATTCTGCTTGGGATGAACACTATACTTTCGGAACTGCATCCCTTTATATCAACGGCACCGCCCTCTTTGAAAATATGTCAAATGTCTATCACCATGAGGTTGTACCAGAAATGCATTGTACAGCGATAGGTAGCAGTACACTCGATGAAGATACCGTTTACACATGGCCATTCTGTCTAGAATTAGCCAAGACTCAGCCATCTGGTTCCCTCAACTTCTCTCGTATCGATAACGCTAAGTTGGTTCTTAATAACGTAACTTCGGCCGATAGCACAAAATCTGCTCGCGTATACGCGGTCAACTATAACGTTCTCCGTGTGAAGAATGGCATGGCCGGTGTCGCTTTCGGTAACTAATTTTATACACACTCAGTAATTTTTAAAATTACATATGATTGGACAGGATTTCAATGATATGTAACCTAAGTTGTTTATGTTTATGTAAAAATCAAAACAAAATGGATCTCTTTCACAAGTTGATTGATTTGGTTGACAAGAATGCCGATCGCATTCCAGAAGGTGATTATGTGGAGATGTGTAACACCATTAAGGAGTTACGTGATAGAGTGAAACCACCCCGATTTCTTCTTGATCAAAATGACCCACTTTGGATTACCGACTACGACCCGGCGAGAGACGGACCTCCTATATATGTACCTACCACTCCCGGGCAACCACAAGAGTGGATTGATCAAGAAGAGGAGCGTGCTTACCCAGGTCTGAACGAGTTTCTTCAGGAATTGCATGAAGAGTGGTCTAGAACAGATAATGGTGACGAAAACGAAGATGAGACTCTCTCAGCCGAGGAAGCTATGGGGCAGTTGAGAGAGCACATAGAACAACATGGAGTACCT